AGAAACGCTTCTTAGTAGACAATCGAGATAAGCTCTGCGAGCCTATCGTGATAAAGGGCCCGTCTCTGTTGAAACTCAGATCGAAATTAGATAAAATCGATCCTGTCGGATTCACTGCTTCTTTAAAGAAAGACGACGTTATGTGAGTATTTCTATTATCAAGCTTTCCTAAGTTAGTCTTGCTTACTCTCAAGAAGTATGAGCTTGATCCTGGTACTGAAATCAGATCATTTCGCTGTCGTCCAAATGATATCCACCACGGGTCGCCATCGAGAATATTTGTGCCTGTAATAGAGAGTTCGAGATACTTTGAATCCGTTGTAGTCTCACCGGTGCCAGGCCGTGCGTGTAGTGTTAGTCTACTTCCGGTCACCTCAGAGCCCGACACCAAGACAAGGTTAGCTATTACACCATGAGTCTTTGATGGTAAAGTTGTTCCTGTGACATTTAGGCGGACTAGACTTTGTGTCAAGTACCTAGATCCTGTTATCCGCAAAGGAAATCTGTAAACGCCTTCGTATGTCCACGAACCTGATGTTAATAGACCGTCTGACCTTACGTTTGTATCTGTTCGCTTTCCAATGCTATTATAGACAAATGTGCCCTTTGGTTCCGGATTACCCGGTTCAACTCGGGAGGAGGATAAAAACGGCGATATTAAGAAAGGTTTATTAAGTGAAGTTCCGTAATTAGTAAGCGTTCCAGCTGCAGTGTTATATGATCCGGAAAAATTTATCAAAGTTGTGACTGCTTTTCTTGTCACTCTAGACCCGCTCAGAGAACGACGTGACGACCCACCGAATTCACGGATTCTGAGAGATGAATCTGGTTCAACTCCCATGGATCTGATGAGCGCTTTTACGCTGTGTATGGTACCCTTAGATCGTATCACGTCTGGTAAGTTGGTAAGAACCTGTCGCCATATTTTGGACTGTATCTTTGCTAGGCCCTCGGACCCTACTGATCCGTCTACTTTCAAGTTTCGTCCTTCGACATACTGCTCTAGAGATGCGCCGCCAAATAGATTGGGAAGATCAAAACCGTAGTACTGTGCTATAAACGGTAGGAACTGATCCGAGACAGTGTTGTCATCATAATAGTCTACAGCCAAAAGATTTGAAAACGCATCAATGTAGATCTTTAGCTCATCAAAATGTTTTGCCCACACGTATAAGAATCCTGACAATAACTGATACGTTCCTAGCTCACCTGTACCGGGTGTCCCGGTGCCGCCATATGAGCCAGTGACTGTTCCACGTGGATCGTCCATTCCTTCGTGTGCCATACCCTCTTCAAAGTAGTGGGAAGGAACTAGCCTAGTGATTAAATTGGGATTCACGTCATCATATTTGCTAGCTGTTACTAGCAAGTTGATATTTTTCTTTCTAACATCTATGTGATATGGAAAAAGCACTGGAGAGTAGATCACATCTTCTTCCACCATAGGATTAGAGATAGAGCTCGTGGCCCTTAAAGCTTGTGAAAAATTAGTGATCTTAGAGTGTAACGAGTTGCCTGAGTAGTCTAACACTAAGCTATTATCATTAGCTATTGTTCCAGACGGCTCATTAAATCGAAGGTAAAGAAGCATATCTTTATCTTGTTGAATTGATCTTTTGCCGTCAGCAATGAGATCATCTTTTGTCAAAACCTTGTTAAATACCCTAAGCTCGTCTAAGGCACCAGTCAGCGTTGTCTTGGGTTCATACTTTATAGAAGAGTCTATGCTAGATGTGACAATTTTACTTCCTGAGCCTATTAGGAATTTTGCCTTTTTAAAATTTGAACCTAGTAGGCCAAAGTCTCCGCGCTCGGATGAGGTTGCTATCAACTTTGTATTTCTGTACATCGATATCTTGTCTACCGGTCCATCTCTATTGAAGACAGCTGCCACATGCTCAAATCTAGCTTTGCTTACTTCAATTTGACATTTCATCAAACTTGTACCAGAATTTATTGCCATAAATACTTTGACTTTATTCTTCGATGCTGCAGAGTACTTGGTGCCTATCGTGTAACCGAATCTAGAAGAACTGTCCATTTTTTGACAGATGATTTGATTATCAATCTCTTCATTCGGGAGGTATAGGTGGAATTCTATTGATAGAGAATTTAGGCCTGGGTCTAAGACCGCACGAGCTGAATTGTCTTTTGATAGCGCTGGATTTTGCAAACCGGCCATGTCGTCAATAGAAATATAACTTCCGCCAGCGGCTGCTTTGGAGCCACTAAAAAATAAGTACCCCTTGTTTTTTGGCCAACTATCTAAAACGTGTTTTTCAAAACCAGTAAGACTGTCTTCAAAGTTCTCTATTTCTTTTGTAGTTCCGTCAAAAGGGTAGAAATTCACCATTTTATCAAATGCAATATTTGTATTGACAGTAGCGGAACCAAAGAAAGTGTGATTCTCAAATTTAGAAAAGTCTATATTGACCTGCTGTGTCGACTTGAAGCCTGTCCCAAAGGCATCATACCTAAATGATGAACTCGTATTTAAGCTATTAATCGTTTCTAAGTTTGCCTTCTTGTTAGACACACCTCCTAGAAATTTTTTAGCATTGCTTGCATTAAACAGGCCGGGATTTGTTAATTTTTTGGCCATCAATCCACCCTAAACTTATAACCGTTATCCTTGAAATATAGATCTGCACCGCGTTCTTTGATTAAAAATTCAAATTTATAACTTCTTCCTGATGACAGTGCATCGCAGTAGAGGGTGAAGTACATTCCTTTCCCATCAGACGATAAATTTGTTGATCGATTTGTAGTATCGAAAGGAATTATCACATCATGCGTTCGTGCATCTAAGACTCTATAGAACATTTCTTTAGACACAATAGACTTTCTTTCTCTTGGCACTTTTCTAGGTACTACTATTAGCGGGTCATTATCTGTTACGTGTATGCGGAGGGTGACCTTGTCGGATATTCGATATTTAGATTTTAAGTTTGTAATTGTTACACCAAGGTTTCTAGGTGTTGCTTCAAAAGTTGTCCTGGTTATCTCGTTGATCACTATTGAACTTGTGTGATAAGCGATGTTCATGTCTTTTGACAACCAATAAAGGTTGAATGTCCCTGAACCAGCTGATCTTATCTCACCTGTCAACTGGGTTTCTAAAGACGAAATTGCGAAAGATGAAGAGTAAACACCGGTTACATAATTTGAACCGATTGAATGCTGAGAAGCGCTCATGATTCTGGAAAAAGATCCGGACTTGATTTTTACAGTGAGGCAACTAGATCCAGACATGGGAACTGCGGCGGTACCAGACAAGATATTGGCTGGCTGGCCTCGATGATAGTTTCTAAGAAATACTGAGCCCGTAAGGTCAAAAAACATTGAGCCTTGATCGTCGTGTGTTGCATCATTATACTGAACTAGGATTTTGGGTCGCTTATACACGTTCGTGGCGTGCCTAGAAGCAAATCGCTTGACAAAACGGGTCTTTTCATCTGTTTCTTGCGTCCCAGAAAACGCTATTCTGAAACCCTCGTCTGGAACCAAGCCTGCAATTGTAGCAGATACAATCGTTGTCACATCGATCGATAAATTCTCTGTTCCATCATCAAATGATTGAGTCTTCCAAAGATTTACTATCCCGTCTCCGTTTTGAAGATTTCCGCTAGAAATAATATCAATATTACTTGACCCTAAAAGACCTGCAGCGTGGGAGCCAGAAACAACCCATAGTGTGGGTGACCCATTTTTTACAGAAGCCGTTATAAAATTGCACGAGTCTAAATGAGAGTAGGCTTTCACATCCATGCCGGTGCCCTCGTCAAAAGACCGCGACAAGGGATGCAAAATAACTTTAAAATTGCTAGGAGTTGTCTGGCCACCGTACACATCGTATAGCTTTAAAGTACACTTAAATGAGCTATGCGATATGTCAAGTGTAGAGCCAGTCAGCTCTTGCAAGGGTGATAGGTCAAACCGCAACAAAAGCCTTGAAAGCTCCTTGAGTGACGATGATGAGTTGAGCGTTGTCTCATTAAACATTTTAAACAGGTCTAGCGTTCCTGCTTGCCCTACGTTAGCATCAGTAGCTCTAAACTTTTTAGCTACTATTTTGTTAGTTATGTAAGTGTCTTTGAGCGCTTTTAAAATTTTATACATGTCTTAAACCTTATCCCACATTAATAATGATATCGGCCACAGGATATTTCAACTCAAATATTGCCCCTTTGCCGGGAAAAAGCAAACCTTTTTTTGTATTGGCTTCTACATTTAAAGAGTTCGAAGAGTATTTAAACCCTGATATTTCCCCAGATACATTAAGCACTTCTACACTGTTTAACGATATCACGCCGCGCGTGTTGATTGCAATATTCATAATATCTGATTTTATAAGCGGTGATTCTATCTGAAAGTGTTTTAATTGCAGATAAGACGCTAGAGATCGCTTTAAAACATTAGATATTGCATCTGCATTTTGATTGCTGTCGACAACTACATCAACTTTTACTCTTAAATTAATGATCTTTGCATCAAGAATATCTAGAGAATCTGATACTAGCCTGTATTCATTGAGGTATGTTGATAAGTTCTTCTTTAGCGCATCTGGTGCTATTGTCAGTGACCCGTTGGCATCTCTGCATATCACATAAAGTATTGATGACAATGGATTATTTGGATTTGAGGATATTGCTGCACGGAAAACCCTGCCAAAATTTGACGGCATGGTGTAGATTCTTGCTAACAAATCTTGCTTTGTCACAGATCTAGATTGCATATTTCTATAAGCAGCAGCATGTACCTTGAGCTCGTCTATCGTAGGCGCTGGTGCACCACCCCCAGCAGCGTCTAGATTCTTGACAGTTAATGTTCTTCTCACAAGATCAGAGCTACTTTTATCAGGGCTGTGTGGAAATCTCAGTTTTAAGTCACCAAACGACTGTATGGCACCGGGGGATACATTATGCTTTTTTCCACCTCCTCTTCGATAAGTAATGACTAACGTTGTGTTGACAGGTGAAACTCCCAGAGTTTTTGTTTTAAGCAATGAGTTAGGGTCAATAGAGAATCTAGAAAACTTCTTTTTACCGTATAAGGGCAAAGATAAATCTGACGGATCTGGAAGTATGTCGCCATCAAGGGACTCTGCTAGACCAGAACCAAATCTTAGTGTTGTTAACTTAGTTACTAGATCGTACTGTTTCGTGTATCGGTACGGTGCAGGGACGACTTCAAGATTTTCTGGTACCAAATCTTGATCACTTGGAGAGCCGTTAAGAACAGATCTAAAAATCGTATCTTGGGTAAGAGATTGAACTTCATAGTATTTATTTCCTGCAGAATCGATAACTGAAAGAATATCTGTTACGTCAGTATTATCAAGCGATATTTTCTTAAATTTGATGAGAGATTTTCCACACAAAACACTTTTTTGTTCAATTATTCCGCTTACTACTAACGCTGTGCGAGTCACCTGGAAGGTCGATGGATTTCCGCTAGCGTTAACACCCTGAAGTCTTGTATCAGCGAGAAGATCTCCAAACCTGTCTTGTTGGGAAAAGTCAATATCCTCAACTAGAGAAAATGTTATTCCTCCCAGGGCCTTAAGGGTAGTATTTCTTTTAAGCACTGGAAGCGCACCGCGGTCTGGAATATACTGGCCCTCTGAAAGAACTGCTGGAACTTGACAGGAAATTACCACCCGGCCTGATGCGGGCGACGGACCTGACGATTCTACACCTGCCTGTCTTAACAGTCTTTCAATGTTTTTGTTTTCTGTTGCTTGATTTATATCTAGCTCTGCATATTGATGGTCTAAATAAAAAGATGTTACATCGCCTACATAAGCAGCAAAATCTAAAAGAAGGCCGCCCACTGATGCTTCGGAAAAATCTTTTATCTTATCTGGAAAATAACTGTTGGCATAGTCTAGCAGGTCTCTTCTAAAACCTTCGAAGTCTTTGTTCAGATACGAAACAGACACCTTTTTTCTTAATTTATCTTTAATGTCTTCAGCCATGGTTTATCCTGCAAGGTTTATTATTACTTCTAGTGCTTTCATCTTTCCCAAGCCTTTTACGTCATATTCCAATCGTATTGAAACTGCTGGAGTTTTTAGACCCTGAAAGCCCTCGGGTAATCTTGATGTGGTCATTGTTTTTAAATTGACAAACGGAAGATACTTTCCAACTGAGTTTGATATTCTTGACATTGCCTCTGATTCAAAATTTGCCTGGCCCATTATCTCAAGGCTCAGGGGCTTTAAATTTGCTCCAAAGTTTGGGCGGCCGAGCCTATCACCGTGATTAGTCTGGATCAGATTCCTTAAATTATCGGTTATTTGATTTGTAATGTCATAGTGCATCCCAAAGATAGAAGGGGTATTTCCAAGTTGAGAATGACGGAGTGGCGTCATTATTCCAATCGGCACTAACGTCGTTAAATCTGTGATGTCTTTATTTTCTTCTTTTAGCACATCTACAGCAGAACGACCCGTACTTTTAAATGTAAAATCCATTTATCTTGCCTCGTAACCTGTACAGTAAGTATTAAGCACTCTTAGTCCCTTGATAAACATATTAGCCTCCCAACAAAGGATCAAGAATTGGTATGGGTATTGACAACTCTTGTGTCGGTGTGAAGGTAGCAATAATAGTACCCATGATCATTATGACAGCAATTACTGGCGCTAAAAGTATTGCCAGCGCACCAAAGTTCACCATTAACCCCTTAATAAATTCAATAATAAATTTTATAAGATGCTCAATAATAGCCGCTATATCTTCAATTAAATCCCATATGAAATCAAATATTTGCTGGAGCACTGCAAGAATTGAATTTAACAGCGCTGCTACACCTTCCAAAATTGGTTCGATGATAGCCATGATGATGTCCATAAAAGACGGTATTCCAAGGAGGGACATGATTGCTGCAATAATATCTTGAATAGCTTCGACTACCCAAAGTGCCATTTTTATAACAAACATAGGGGGCACCATGGCAGCAATCATAGCTTTGATGATAGCTTCTATGATTGGCATTAGAATGGCCATAATAATTGCTGTTAACATGCTAATAAAAAAGTCTATTAAAAATGTCAGTAGACCTAAGAGGCTTGGAAAATCTAGGCCGAGTAGTGCCAAGATCCATTCAATAGCCTGTTTGAGCTTGTCCAAAATAAGCGCAAGAATCTCGTATGGTAATTCCATAATCTTGGCCAGCATCTCAATTAACTTCTGTATCATTTCCATGATTATGGATAGCTGGTCCAAAAGCCATATTGGGACCTTACCTATCTCAGTCAAAACCATGATAATAAGGCCGGCGAGGAACATTATTATCTTAATAATCGGCCCAAAAATAGCCTCTAAGATCTGATTGATAATCGTCGCGACGAACTCAATAACAAAAAGTAGAAGCTCTACTACTTCTCCCAATGCAGATAATATTAATTGAGCAATTAGCTGTATTAGTTCGCTTATGGCGCCTTTGAATAGTCCGTAAAATGTTGCCATCTCATGACTTCACTTTGACTTTTGGTGAGTATCTGCGACCGGAAGGGGGACCGGGTGTGGGAAGTTTGTTTATCATTGCCATCTCCCCCGCAAGGCCTAGCGCTGGATCAGCTGATGGGTATGTCACCATATCACACCAAACAGCTACACCTTCATCATCTGTGTCCAACAAGGGATCAGCATCTTGTGAGTACGCTTCAGATGGACCGCCGCCGATAAAGACATGTCCGGTCGGGCCAGGTTTGATAAACACATTACCGTCTCTGTGGAGTATTATTTCAGCACCGCCGTCTGAACCTATTCTCAGCGATTCTCTGGCTCCAAATCTAATATGATCAGCTTGCCCATTGATTACTGAGCCTTCAAAATGAACATTTTCTTTGAATGATATCGGTGCCAGAGCATCTGGTTTTATCTGGTGTGATGAGATTGGCTTTAGTATGTCTTCAGCATTGATGATTGTTGATTTGAAAGTCGGATTACCGTCTTCAAAGGAAATATATCCCTCGGGATTGCCAGATGACGTAATAGTTATAGCTGCAGCTGGTTCTCCGCCTGCCAGCAAAGTCATCCAATTGTCGACTAAGCCTGCATCGTCTTCTAGCTCCTTGTTGAGCTCTGGACATTTTTCTTGCTCCCAGACGCCAGGAATTATTGTTTGAGCCGGAGTTAACAACGGCCCTCCTGACAGACCTGAACCTACTGACAGTATTATTTCCCCTGTCGATGAATTTATTCCTTCTCCATCTTCGACTGTGACTACGGGATCGTCTGAATACGCTGGGGAAAAAGTATGAGACGAGCCCAGGGATATTCTAGTATTGTTAGAACCATTTATAACAAAATCGCCAGGCTGAGATTTAAAAGCAGGAGGTACAGGTTCTCGATTTACTGGCTTGCCTTTCTGAATTTCCTCGTACGCTCCAGGGGTGTCGCCTAGTGTGTATGTTCCTTCTTTTCTTCCTAAGTCTTCTGAGTCTATTTCAGCATCTGATGGGAGAGCTGCTGTTATGCCGTTAGGAAAACCAGGCACATATACACCCCGGGAGCCGAGCACGTCTTCATGCGGCTTTCCACTCAACACTCTTGTTGCCCTGATATCATTATCCCTATCAAGGTGACAAAAATTTAAATCTTCGCTTAGTCGAGTCCCAGCAACCCTAGAAAACCAATAGCCCCCAGCTGATGGTGCTGTTTTCTTGTAAGGGAACGGGCTGTCTTCTGCGGTTCGGTCGAAGGTATCTATAGACATATGTGTTGTCAGAACTTCGACTACTACGGCTTTTTTAAAAAGTTGCCGCTTCCCTTTTCTTCCTCTTAGGCCTCTAATTTCAGGAAGAATATTTGACAGACCGCCTTGAAGTATTTTGCTATCTTGAGAAGATCCTTCCATTTCTCCAGGGATTGAAATGTCGACGGCTTGTTCTTCTTCCGGATACAACACCCACACCACCTCCCCTGGCTTTAGAGGTAGCATTAAGTGAGAAGAAAAAAACGGTAAAAATAATTCTAAATCACAATCAGGCAGGACTTTTGCACAGATTGATCCTGCAGGTGCAAAATATGGCGTTAGCTTAGACATTTAATGATCACCCCTCATTTCCTATCTTATCAAAAATGTCGTCTGGGTTTAATGCGCCAGACTCTTCTTCAGCTTTAGAAACTAACTCAGCTAGTTTAAGTATCTGGTCGTTAGACTTACACATCCTCTCAAGATACTTGGCTGCCGTGGGCCCGAGAGCTGAATGTTGCATTGCATTACCTTGCATCTCTTGGTATATGTCAGTGAATAGAATCGCTGCATTCTCTCTATCAGTCAGTGCATTCTCGTAGATCTCTTTCCAAAGATGCTTTCTTTTATCTTCTAGTGCGCTAATGGAGTCGAGAAGATCGCCAAATCTGTCTACTTTTTTTGTGACTGTGGCTGCGTTTTTGAGTGCCTTATCCAATGTTTTTGTCATTATCACCTCATAAGATATCAAAGCTATCTGTCCCAACAAGTGACTTGTAGTGTTTCCTTATTGAACTCATAGCTATCGATAGTTGTTTTGGATTCAAACTTGATAAATTTCGCATATAAACAAAAAGTGCCCTCTTGTTCAAAAAATCTAGCTGATCAACACTCTCAAAAATGGTAATGATAGCGTTAATACAAGCTAGCTCGTTATCGCTAGATAGTCTTGTTTTTATCTCATGCAATAATCTAATTATCGCTTCGCTATTTTCTCTTTGGATCATTTCATAATCTTGCGCTGGGATTGCCCGATAGTTTTCTATCATTTCTACGTCAATCTTCCGGAGCGAAGTCTGATCTTCCATGCTAACATGTCGCCTATTAAGCTTTTGTCGTTGCTTTGTCTTTATTATCAGCCAGTTTTTTGCTACCACATTGAAGTATGAAAACGCCTTTGTTCCTCGCGATGGGTCCCACTTATGCATTGATTCATACAAAAATGAAACACAATCATTCTTTAGAGAATCATATGATCCCATCCCAAATGACTTTGTAAATCCGTGAATAAAGATTAAATTTTCAACTAGCTTGTCAAATGCAGGAAGTATCTTCGTAACATACAGCTGATGTTTTGTTTCTAGCTCTTCAGTATTTTGATACTGAACTATTGCTTCCTGAGTTTCCGCATTAAAATAGAGGTTTTTTGATTTACCTT